AGTTTTCTATACAATTCCACGTCAACAAAGAGGGCTTTATCTAGCCCGTGCAGCACTTGTCTTCCCTAATGCTGCAGCAAGTGGTATCTATCGTTATACTGGTTTTGCTGCTAGACAACCTGGTAGAACATCAGGATTCTTAAACTCTTACTATGCTCTATATAATTCATTTGGTGTAGACAAGTATGGCAATCCAGTTGAAGACCCAATGAAGGCTGAGTATCTATTAGTTCCTGGTACTAAGGAAATGGGATTTAATGATGGTTCAGGAATTATTGTTTCAGCACGTGCAACTAACTTTATTGCTAACCTACCTGGTCCAAACTGGATGGTTCCGCTTTCAGTAAATAGAATTTTAAATGGTAAGCCTAATTCAGCAGATGAAATAAAAACTCTTATAGATAAAACAATTGGAAAAATTCCTGGTTATTCATATAATGAATTATTTCCATTTGGAGTTGAGCCAAGCGTTAAGACTCAATTAACTAAAACATTTACTCCTGCTTGGGCAAGAAATTTAATGACTGCAGTCAATAAGTCAAAGACTGACGAAATGTGGATGGACTCATTAGTTTCTGTATCAAATAAACAATGGACTCTTTATGATATGAAAATTGGTCCAAAGCCAACTGAAAAAAGTGTAGAAAAAGAAACTAGAGATATTTACTTACGTAAATTCCGTACTCAATTTTTCTCATTACTAGGTTCAGCCCAATATGTAGAAGCCCGTCCAGATAGTTTATTTAATGACTATTACATTATGCTTCTTGATAAATACAAAGCACAGGGCAAAGGTGATGTAGAGGCTCAACGTCTTGCAGAAGATGAGTTCCAATCTCATATGGCTGTCTTTGATTCAAAATTTCCTATGGATAGATTGTTTGTATCTTCCAGAGATAAAAATGCTTATATCACTCCAAGTCAAAAAGCATACGATAGAATCTGGGATGATTATAGTGGTCTTGCTAAAGAACTAGAATCTATTAGTCCTCAAGTGGTTGGACTATTAACTGCAGATTTACCAAAAGAATATAGTCCACAAGTTAATAAATTCCTTAACGACCCAAATACAACCCTACCTGGCGGAACAATTCTTAATACACAAATTAAGACACCAGAAATGATTGAGGTTGAATTAACTAAGTCTCGTTACTGGAAGGCTTATACTGACTACAAGAATCAATTAAATGATGCTGCTAAAGAAGCAGGTTATGCAAGTTATCTTAGTATTCCAGAATTAAAAGATGCATTAAAACAATATGCAACAACAACCCTTAAGACTGGTAGTGAACCTTGGTATAACGAGTATATGCAAAGTATCTCAAAAGGAGATGCTGCTTGGTCACAAGCCAGAGGTTTACAAAAAGTTGTTAATAATAAAAAATGGATGAATGAATTTGGTAATACCCAATTCTGGACCCACGCAAAATCTTTCCTAGAGTATCGTGATTCCTATGTTAAGGCTTATAAAGATACTCCTGTTGGTTCTAAGAATAAAATTCAAGAACAATGGGTCGGTTACTTAGAATCAACTTTAAATCTTTGGGACCCAGTATTACAAAAAATAATAAATAGATATTTCCAGAACGATAACTTGAAAGAGGCTAGATAATGGCAGGACCAACCCCAGCCCCACCAGGACCAATAATAAACATTCCTCAAAAGGGTTCTAAAAAAACAATTAGTTATCTTTGGATGCCAGATAAAAATGGTAACTTGGTTAAGGCTGATGCATCTACAGTCAAGAAGGGTTTCTCTACCCTACCTGAAGCATCAGTTCTTGCACTTCAAGAGTATCTAGTTACTGTTGAGAATAAGACACAGCCTACCCGTGCAATGCGTCAAACTCTTTGGAATACGATTGTTGATGGCGCTGTGGCTTCCTTTAAGAATGGTGAAAAGAAATCACCTTGGGATGTTCTTGGTACATTAAGCAAGAATGCTCCATCTGTTACTGGCACAACTATCTCATATACTGAGTATGACAAACTAACATCAGATGCTCTTTTAAATAAGACTGCTTCAGCCCTAGGCTATAACCCAGCATTATTTACTGAAAAAGATAGATTAGATTTTTTTAACAAGGTAAGTTCTGAGGCTAAGTTATCTGGTAGGACTGTTACCCGTAAGGCTAAAGATGGTGGCATTGAGCAGGTAACTACTCCATCACTATTTGATGCTAAGGCTTTTACTGAATCTTATGTATGGTCAAAAGCAGTACTTGGTAAGGCTGAGGATTTACCTAGTTCTGCAATTAAAACAATTAACAACGTTAAAACAATTCTTAAGTCTTATGGCTCAACAAATGTAACTAACCAAGAAATTGTAAAACTTGGTATAGATTTAGCCTCTGGTGCATTATCTCCAGAAAAACTTAAGTTAGAATTAAATGCTCAAGCACAAAAGTATTATCCAGCATTGGCTCCACGTCTTGCAGCAAATTCTGATTTAACTGTTTCTGATATTGCAAACCCTATTGTTTCTATATTGGCTAAGACCTGGGAGATGGACCCAAGTCTTTTAACTTTAGATAATCCAGAAGTTGATAGATTCTTAAGACCAGATGGTGTGGTTGGCAAGGCGCCACTTCCAACTACTGCTGATATTTATAACTATGCAATCTTTCATCCAAACGCAGAAAAAACATTTGCTCTTAAAACTAAAGCAAAAGAAGCAGCAATTGGTTTTGCCAGAGCATCAGGATTTGGAGTTTAATTAATGGTTGACGAACAAGATAAGGCTAGAGCACGACTAGGTTTACCACCACTTGTCGGAGGTTCTCCATTCGGTCAAGCAGGTAGTGCAACCCCATCTACAGTTACTGGTTCTTTTGCAGACCAATACGGAGCGCAAACTAAAACTGTAACTATTGACGGAAAGACTTATACTGGTGTAGACCCAACAACAGGTAGACCACCTGCTGCTACCACTATCGGTATGGTCTCACCTTCATCTGGTTTAACAATTACTGGTACTGAGCGTAACGCTGCTAAAGAAGCAGAAGCCAGAGCAATTGGTATGACTAAAGAATATATTGCTTCTCGTGGTGGTATTAATGCACAGGGTTATTTTAATGACACACCTATATCTGGACAACTAACTGCTGAAGAACAAAAGCAAGTAAGAAAGCCAGATGGTACAACTGATACTAATGCTATGGCTGCCGTTTTAATAAAGAAACAATATGATGAGGCTATTGCTGCTGGTGCTAGTCCTGCAGAAACAGTAAGAAAACTTCAGGGACTATATGGTGACTTATTTAATATGTCAAGCCTACCAACAGATGCAACTGGTGGAATGGGTGGACTTGGAACTAGCCTAACTGGATTATCTTTCTTTGGTGATTTACCTGGTGGTACAACGGGTGGAACAACAATGGGTAGGACAACAGGTGGAACAGGAACTGGCGGAACAACATTAAGTGCTGGCTTACCTGGTACTGGTGTAACTGGACCAACATTAGCAAAAGATGTATTTAAAACTACCCTTGGTTTATTTTTTGGTGCAGAGGAAATCGCAAAACCTTGGGTTGACCAACTATATACATCTATGTCTAAGTTCTATAAGACAGGCGCAACAATTGATGAATCTTATAACTTAGCATTACAAGATGTTCGCAACAATCCTGAGATGGCTGACTTTACTAAGCGATTCAAAGGTATTTATGACCTGCAAGATTTACGTCAGGCTGGCAAGCCAGTAACTGTTCCTACAGTTGCTGAGTATGTTGGAACTCAATCAAAGATGGCAGATGTTCTTAGGGCAGCAAACCTTGGTGAGTTAGCAACTGAAGAATTCCTTACTGGAATAATTGGTAAGGCTATCCCAGCGTCAGTATTTGCAGAGCGTGTTACTCAAATATTTGATAGAATTGATTTTGCTCCTAATGAAGTAAAAGAAACTATTAAGACTTACTATCCAAACTTAACTCGTACTCAGATTGCTAAAGCAATTATTGGTGGAGAAAAGAGTTCTAAGGAACTAGCAAGAGAAATTGCTGGATATGAAGTTCTGACTGCTGCTCAACAACAAGGCTTAGGTGCTCAAACCCTTCCAGGTGGAGTAACTGTAGAACGTGCTACTGAACTAGGTGCTATGGGTGAGACATACCAGAGTGCACTTGGTAAGTTCGGACGTGTAGCACAAGCACTTCCTACCGCAACTAAACTTGCAGGTATATCTGGAACAGAAGCATTAACACAGGCTGACTTAGAGAATATTGTTTTTAGAAACTCAGTCAGAGAAACACAAGCCCTAGAAGCATTAACTAAAGAAGAAGAGGCTCGCTTTGCAGGTAGAGCGGGCACTATAGGAAGCAAGTCATTTGCTTCACAAGCCAGAGGTGCTGGCTTAATCTAAATAGAATCCTTACGGACCCACCAGCCCCGTTAGCGTATAAGACTGGTAGCAGAAGCCAACCCATTACCCCGAATGGTCATTGTGGTCTGCGAACTAACAACGAATAGAAAGGGTGGTTGCTATGAGCAACAACAACATATGGGAAGATGAAGACGACGACCTAGATATAGATTCGTCTACCGACGGCGGTGACTTAGTAAAAAAGTTACGTAAAGCCAAGAGGTCAGATGAGAAACGTATCAAGGAACTTACTGAGCAACTTGAGACATATACCAAGGCGCAGCGTGAGCAAACCGTTAAATCAGTCCTAGAAAAAAAGGGTGTAAACCAAAAGGCTGCACGCCTAATCCTAAAAGATATAGAGGAAGTTAACGAAGAGTCAGTTTCTAATTGGCTTGAAGATAACGGAGACTTGTTTGGGTTACAGGCGCAAAACACCCCGCAAGTAGATGCAAATATTGCTGCATTACGTCAGCAAGACATCTTAACTCAGGGTGCTATTACTCCCGACAGAGCAGAAAATATCGAATCCAGATTGAACAATGCTTCATCTACGGAAGAGATTTTAGACCTGCTTCGTTCGCAGCAATAATTTATCCGTTCATAGTCAAAGGAGACTAAACAATGCCCAACCAATATACAGATACCTCTAGCACCTCGCTAGGCGGTACCGTAGGTGGTGCTGGTCTTGTACAGAAGGCGTATGACCGTCTTCTGGAATTCGCTCTCCGCGCCGAACCACTAATTCGTTCAGTCGCAGATAAGCGTCCAGCACGCCAAGCAATGCCAGGTCAAACAGTAGTACTACAAAAGTACACAGACCTTAGCGCTGCTACATCAACTCTAACAGAAACAACTGACCCAGATGCAGTAGCATTATCTACTCCAACATCTGTAACAGTTACTCTAAATGAGTACGGCAATGCAGTTCTAGTTACACGTGCTCTTGAGTTATTCTCATTAGCAGATGTAGACCCTGCAATTGCAAATATTATCGCTTACAACTTGGCTGATTCAATTGACCAAGTTGCAATGACCACACTACGTTCTGGTACACAGAATATCTTCTCAGGTTCCGCAACCTCTGTAGCAACTGTTGCAGCCACAGATACGATTACATCAGCAAACATCCGCAAGGCTGTTGCATTGCTTCGTTCTAACAAGGCTAAGGCACGTCGTGGTTCACTATACTGGACTGGTATTCACCCAGAAGTTTCACACGACCTTCGTGCTGAGACTGGAAACTTGGGCTGGAACTTCGTTCACGCACAATCAGACCCAGCAGTTAAGAACATCTGGGCTGGCGAAATTGGAGATTACGAAGGTTCATTCTTCGTAGAATCTTCACGTCTTTACAACGCAAAATCAGGTGCTAACCAAACCGCTCTTGCTACAACTGCAGTAACAGTTGCAGGAACTTCTGCTGGATTTACATTCGGCGTTGCTTCTACTGCTGTTATCGCAACTCGTGCAGAGGTTGGAGATAAGATTGCAGGAACAGGTATCGCTTCTGGCGCTCTTATTTCTGCTATCTCAACATCTGGTTCAACAACAACTTTCACAGTTAATACTGCTAATACAGCAGCAGTAACTGCTACAACAGTTGTAACTGTAACTCCAGTAACTCGTGTCTTTGACACAATCGTTGCTGGTTCACAGGCTATGGCTGAGGCTGTTGCTGAAGAGCCACATATCGTTATTGGTAACGTAACTGACAAGTTAATGCGTTTCCGCCCAATGGGTTGGTACGGAGTACTTGGCTTTGCAGTTTACCGTGATGAGGCTCTATACAGAATCACATCTGGTTCTTCAATCGCTGCTAACTAGTTGATTGACTCTGTAGGGTAGACCCTAAAAAGTCTACCCTTTGGGGTGAGTTCATTAGGAGGACTTATGACTGATTGGCTTTTTAAAACACCTACCACAATGGAAGGTCCAGCAGGACAGCACCGTCTTTTTGAATTTTTTAGATTAGACAGAGGCTTAACAATTGTTATGCAACCTAGTGGGACTTATAAACAAATTCGTTACCCACTAGATGAGGACCTATCACAATACCCACAAGTATATCGTGGTGGCTATGAGTATGTAGTAGATGATGTAACTAAGACTGCTCTTGAAAATGGAAACGTAGGAATTACATCAAATAATTTCATAGCACAATAGGGGGAAGTATGGAATGCGACCACAAGAGTAAAGTTCTTGAGTGGGGTTATGAATTAAAAGATGGTCAGATGAACCAGTACGTATCCTTATATGGATGTACTGAGTGTGATGCTACTTCACCTAAACCATTTATAGGTAAAGAAGAATTTTTTACAATAGACCACAACAATTGTCAAGTAGACCCTTGTTTTGGATGCAAGGCTAAAGGGTTACAATTAAGTACTGGTGATGCTAATAGTCAATCTTTTATGAGCAAGAAGAAGTATAATAAAGAGATGGATGCTTATAAAGAAGCAAGACGCCAGGGCATACAGCCTGGTGGTACTACTATGAAAAAGATAGAAGAAGCACACAAGGCTTCCGAAAACTTGGGTAAACCTTACAACGGCAACTCAATGATTTCGGCAGAAAAGATAACACCAAAAACAGCAACTATAATGAAAGAGATAGGACAAATATAATGCCAAAAGTAGGAAAGAAAAAATTCCCATATACAGCCAAGGGAAAGGCTGCAGCCAAGGCTTATGCTAAAGGCGAGAAGATGGAATCCAAATCTGAAAAGAGAATGGAAATGAAAAAAGGTATGAAGAAGATGGTTATGAAGAAAATGGGTAAGAAAAAGTAATGAAAAAGGCAGCAGCGAAAAAGAAGATTTCCAAGGTAATGAAAGAGTATAAGGCTGGGACTCTTAACATTGGTAAATCTAAGAAAATGGTCAAGTCTAAGAAGCAAGCAGTTGCTATTGCCCTATCTCAGGCTGGGATGTCTAAGAAGAAAAAGAAGTAATGTCTTCGGGTCAACGCAAGCGTCACGACGGTTGGAATAAATCAATTATGCGAGATGGTGTAATTGTTATTCTTCGTAAGGATGGACGAGAGAAAGTTCGTCTTGACCCAAAGACCAAAGAAATTACTAAGGGGAAATAAATGAAAGATTCAAGATTAAAGAGAGCGGGAGTATCTGGTTTTAATAAACCAAAGAGAACTCCTAGCCATCCTACTAAGTCACACGTAGTTGTGGCTAAAGAGGGAAGTCAAGTAAAGACAATCCGTTTCGGACAACAGGGCGTAACTGGGGATAAGAAACCAACGGCTCGTCAGAAATCTTTTAAAGCACGTCATAAAGCAAATATTGCTAAAGGCAAAATGTCTGCAGCATACTGGGCAGATAAGGTGAAATGGTGAAAAAGAAAAAGTTTTGGGAAAAGAAAAATCCTAATAAGAAATCTACTCCACTAACTCCAGCACAAAAGGCTAGAGCAAAAGCAAGGGCTAAAGCAGCAGGTAGACCATATCCAAATTTGGTAGATAACGCTGCGGTAAAAAGAAAGGCTAAATAATGGCAGGTACAGCAGGTAGTTCGTTCGTAGATGAACTCAATCGTCTTGCAAATGGTGGAACTTATCCAGTTCTAACTTCATATTTAGCAGCCGTTGGTGCTGCAAATAAATGGGCTGGAACATCTGGCAAGGCATTAATTGGTGCGCTTAATTACAAAGCAAACGCTAACCGTCAACCTAATAACTTTAAGGCTCTTAATGCTATTTGTAATGAGTTGGCTGGGACAACAAATTTATCAGCAGTTGACGCATTGAGGAGCATCTAATGGCAACCACACTATCAAATCTTATTGATGAAGTATTAATGAACTTGTCTGGATATACTTTCCAGCAAGAGCGTTCTACATACTTATCATCTGCAGTTACATCTACTACATCACCTAGTAGCAATCCAACTATTCTAAGTTTGGGTTCTACTGATAACGTAGGTAAAGGTGTACTTGAGATTGATAGTGAATTGCTTTGGGTTGACTCTTTTGACCGTGTTGCCAATACTGCAACAATTTCTCCATACGGTAGAGGCTATCTAGGAACTACTGCTACTACTCACGCTTTAGATACTAAGGTTACAATCTCTCCAATCTTTCCACGATTCTCAATACAGAGGGCAATTAACGACACAATTGCTGCAATGGGTTCACAGTTGTTGGCTGTTAAGCAAACTACATTTACCTACAACGCAGCAGTAAATACTTATGGATTTAATAATTTAGACATTGACCGCATTATTCGCCTTGACTGGCAAGATGTTGGTCCTACAGAAGAATGGATTCCAATACGACGTTGGGATTTTGATTCATTCGCAGACTCAAGTGTCTGGGGTAGTGGTGCTCAAACAGTAACTATTTCAGATTATATTACAGCAGGTCGTATAGTTAAGGTTGTTTACCTAACTACACCTGACACCTTTGTAAACGCTAATGATGTTTACACAACCGTTACTGGTTATGCTGAGTCATCTAAAGATATTGTTGTTCTAGGTGCTTCATATAGATT